GTGGGTTAATAACCCACGTATGTATTTCGTCTTAGCAGATGTCCTTTCTTAGGACTAAGTTACCATTAAATGTAAAAATTTTTGCACAACAATTACCTGTTTGTTTGATAGCAAAAGCGCGCAACCAGTGACGTGTTCACTCTATCCGTGATCTAATTCAAGATCCAGCGATACAAGCGCTTGAATTTTATCAATTGATAGGGATGTGAATCGGCAACAATTGTTGTACATTAGTTCCATTAAATGGGAGGTGTATTTGAACACCTCGCCTTTTGGCGAAGTTCATTAAATGATTGGTGGTTACATTTTTAAATAACAACTACCAACCCTTTTACACCGAATTGTGTGTGTTTTTAAACACACAATTTTTGCTTAAACGAAAACAAAAATAAAAATTACAAAATGTGTGTTGATTTATTTCAACATACTCGAAAACAAAATAAACAAAGCAGCTAAAAAGCGGGCTGTGATAATATATGTGTTCGCTGTAACTAAAACATACGCATATTTGGTCTTTTTGACCTGTTGTCTCGTTAATCCGAGGCTCGGAGAGCAACCTCTTAAAATCTTTGCGGTGACCAGGCATGCTCACTCCTGGACCCTTTAAAACAAACATTATCATGACAGAACACGAACGAATTGACACGACAAAGCGAAGCGTAAGCCACGAGAGTGCAGCACCAGTTTCTTTGCGTTATGTGAATCCTTATGATGATGATCCTTTAGTTTCCGACGTTGAACGTCTGTATGCGGATCTAGAATCCAATTATGGACTAAAACGAGAACAACTAGAGTTTGGGCGGAATACTCATCATTCTTCTGCTTATAGCAGTAGTAGTGATGATGATGATGAACTTTCATCTGACAAATCAAAATTACTTGATGTTGAACGGTGGTTGAGTTCTATCCGAAAACAATTGAAGTCCTTAACAGGCACCCTTTCTCGGGCATACGATGGTGATATTAAACATATTACCTTCTTTGTGTCCAATCTCGAATCTGTTGCATTATATTTGCTTGAATTAGCTGGAGCAAATTCGCGCAGCTCTATAGCACTTGCAACGCTAAGGTTCGTAAAAATGATTAAAGACCCAAATCGCAGTATTGCATTAGATTTTACGAGTTTTCTCGTTGAGCATGTACTGCGAATCTGGCAAGTGGCAGATATTCAAATCCAGGGTTATTCCGAAACTGCAAAGCTTTCGCTCAATGGTTTAGGAGCTATTTTCTCTGGACTTAAGAATGTGAAACACCATTCTCTGCTTAAGAAGATTACACGTATAACTCATTTTTTGGCTACATATCTTACATTTCATATGTTTGGAGTTGAGCCAGAAGATTGTGAGCAACGTTTTGAAAATGTTATGAAGTTCATGCATGTAAAGCCTTTGCCCACTACATTTGATTTCTTTGATGAATTTTTTGAAGCATCTAACGAAATTGTCGTTCGTTTCAAGACTTTCATTACTACAGGCTCCCTTTCTTCTCTTTTTGAGAATACCGATGAATTTGGAGTTTGGCTCGTAGCTTGTGACAATATTAAGAATCAATATGATGAGTTTAAATTTGGACTGAAAATGTTCGATGTGCATTCCTTTATGGAGCGCACTCATGAACTCATTGAAAAAGGAAAAGAATACGTTCGTCTTCCAGCATTTCCTGCTTCTCACAAACGCATCATTCAGGACCAAGTGCGTTCTTTGACTGATATACACAATGGAATTCGAACAATGTGTCGCAGTTCTATGCGACGTCAAAATCCGCTTGGTATATTGGTAGCCGGTGACTCTAGTGTTGGCAAGAGCTCCTTTACGGAAATACTCTTCCAGCATTTTGCGAAAGTTTCAACACTTCTTGGAAAACCTCTTACTGCCGAAGATAGTATGCGGTATTCGCGCAATCATAATGACGATTACTGGAGCGGTTATCGAAATCAGTGGTATATTCTGCTGGATGATGTTGCTTCAAAATTGCCCTCTGGAAGAGGAGATGATGACCCCTCTGTCAATGAGCTTTTGCAGCTTGTTAACAATGTGGTTTTTTGCCCTAATCAAGCTCATCTTGAAGATAAAGGCAAGATTACCATGCAGTCGAAGCTTGTTGTTGCCACCACTAACACTTTGAATTTGAATTTGCAACACAGCATGAATCATCCTTTTGCATCAGCACGACGTTTACCAATAACTCTTTTTATTAAACCTAAGAAGCAATTTTCTGGTCCAAATGGGGAGTTGAAAGTTAATTTTTCAGAGTACACTTGCGAATCCTATGATGATTATTGGGAAATAACAGTTTATGATCTTACAAAAACTGGAGATACATCGCGAGGAGAGCGTCAAATGGTCAAGTACAGTGAACGTGAAGTCTTCACAAGTATTTCTAGTTTTGTGTCTTGGTATGGTTTGCAAATCAAATCCCACCTCACAAAAGAAGATGATGTAACGCAAAGGGTGGAAACTTATGAAAAAGCTGGATGTTGTCCACAGTGTTTTGGTATCATAGGATCTTGTCCATGTGAGCTCAAGCAGGATAACATTGAAATCCAGAGTGGAAGTTACTCTTATGATTTGTCATATTCCATGTTGCTTTTTGCTAATATGGTGATGCTTTCATACTATTTTTTTTCCACTTTAGCCACTTCTTCACGATGGTTTCATTTCACTCTTAGGGGTTTACCAAGTGAGGTTTGGCATAACCCATGGTATAGATATGATTGGTGTCGTATATCTCTGAACAGTGTTTGGAGGTATTCAAGATATTGCATGATAAATAGTTCAGCTGTTGTTTATGTCATGTGCACGAAACTAAACATGATATCATATAAGACGTGGTTTGGATCCTACTTGCGGAGTGTTCGTGATTTTTACACAAAATATCGAACGTCGATTATTATCTCTGGGGCTTTTGTAGTTTTCTATGGTATATATAAGTTGTCAAAATCTTTACGTTTGACAAACACTGAATCTACTTCACCCAGTACCAAAGAGATGTGTTCTGTTGGCACTAATACTCCTGCTGGAGCTTTTACGGCTCAAGGAGCAAAAGTATCTTTGGATGTTGGTAAACCACCAATAATTACACATTCTGAGCGACCTGACGTGTGGTATCGCGAGAATGTTCCACTGGAGAAGTTTGAATTTAGTGATGCCATGATTTCATACAAGGGAAAACCTGCTAGCATGTTTCGTGATTTAATATCACGGAATATGTACTATATGAAATTAGAGCGCGGTGACTCATATTCTGATGGCCATGCTATTGCAATCACTGGAAGCATTTTTCTAACTAATGCACACTTCTTCCGTGATAAGGATGGTAACACACCACTAGACAGAGTGACTTTCTTCAAGAATTCCATTCTTTCTTCCACAGTGTCATTCAGAGGAATGAAACCATATTTCATCCCAAATACAGATTTAGTGGTTTTCCAAGTTCCATCTCTACCACCTCATCGCTCTCTAGTTGATTATTTTCCCAAGATGGTAATTGATAAACCAGTGCCAGGGGAAATTCTGATTAAAGATGCAATGGGTAGCTCTGATGTCATTACAATTGCTGGAATACGCTCTGAAAAACAAGATTTTCAAGCCTTTGGTTTAGAGAATTTTGAACATTTGAGCGCACTTCAAACACGTGATGGTAGGTGGACCACTGAGGGAGATTGTGGTTCTGTATGGTGGTCACAACTTGAATGGGGTTCTGTGATACATGGTTTACACGTAGGTGTTGGGAAAGATGCAAATCATAACAATACAAAATATGTGTGTGTACCTGTAAGTCGCACACAACTCTACGAAGCTCTCACCCATTTTTCTAGTGAACTTAAAGTTCAGGGCAGTTTTCCAATACTCTCTGATGGTCTATCTGCTCCAATTGCTTTGGGTCCTCTTCATCGAAAAGCCACTATACGGTATGTCGAAAATGCTCGTGTTGCAGTGCATGGTTCTTTTACTACATTTGTACCTAAGCCTCGCTCACGAGTTGGACCTACTTTAATTGGCGAGTATTTGTGTGATGTGACCAAAAACCACAGGATTCCTATTGTCGATACATGCGGGCAACCTTCATTTAATGGATGGAAACCTAAAAGGCATAACCTAGTGGATATGGTTAATACACATGAAGAACTTGATCCATGCATCATTGCAATGTGTGTTGAAGACTATCGCGATAAAGTGATTTCATCTCTTCCAAAAGATGAATTTGCTCTGTTGCATGTTCTTGATGATCACACTGCTATTAATGGTGCACCTGGTGTTTCATACATTGATGGAATCAAGAGAGGAACTTCTGCAGGTTATCCATGGCGTAGTACAAAACGTAAACTTCTGTTACCTCTTGAAGGTGACACTGTCACGTTTTGTGACGACGTTTGGATACGAATCAACAGAATATTGCGTAACTATAAGAATGGACACAATGCTCGACCCGTGTATGTTGCTCATTTGAAAGATGAACCAACATCCTTGGAGAAAATTGCCATACACAAGACGCGTGTATTCTGTGGTGCTCCATTAGACTATACTTTCGTTGTGCGTAAATACATGCTCTCTTTTGTGCGTGTAATGCAGCGAAATAAATTTCTTTTTGAAGCAGCACCGGGTACTGTAGTGCAATCGAGTGAGTGGACAGATATACACTCATTTCTCATCCATTTTGGCGAGGACAGAATCATCGCTGGAGATTACAAGCGTTTTGATAAGTGCATGAGTCCGGTCATGATTCGACATGCCTTCAGCATTATTCGCGATATTTGTTCCCATGGGGAATATACTTTAGAGGACTTGGGTGTTATTGACTGTATAGCCACTGACACCTGTTTCCCTCTTGTTGATTTTTTTGGGGATTTAATGACTTTCTTGGGTACCAATCCAAGCGGTCATCCTCTCACTGTGATTATCAACTCTATAGTGAATTCCTTGTATATGCGGTTTGCATGGTTCTCTCTAAAACCAGATAATTTTGCTGGACGCTTCCATGATCATGTTCACTTGATGACATATGGTGATGATAATATTATGGGTGTGTCAATTGAAGCGTCGTGGTTTAACCACACAGCGATTAGTGATGTCCTTAGTTCATCTGGGGTGATGTATACCATGGCTGACAAAGAACAAGAGTCTGTCCCCTTCTTGCACATATCACAAACCTCTTTTTTAAAGAGAAGTTTCCGTCCCCACGATACTCTTCCTTTTATGGGATGTCCCATTTCCCATGAATCGATTAGTAAAAGGTTGACAAAATGTGTAAAAAGTAGAGAGTATTTCCCTGAGTTGCATGCTGTTTTAGTTATGGCAAGCGCTCTTGATGATTACTTCTTTGACGACAAAGAACTCTTTGTTGAGCGTAGAAAGCTCTTTCTCCATGTTATACAACACTTCAAATTACATTCCTATTCGCCTTTCCCTCTTCTCCTCCCAACCTGGGAAGATCTGGAGAAAAGATTTTTGTCCTATAATGAGGATTTAGACAAATTAAGGGAAGCTTAAAGAAAATACAAAACAAAATAAAAATAGAAAAGTTCCATAGGGACCAAAAACAAATAAAAATGTGGTGCGTCCACCCGAATCAGGCGGTATACATTTTGTGGGTACTGAATCTTAAAACGAAACCCTCACCCCCCCAAAACATCAATCTCACTATGGCTACAAACAACGGAAATAACGGCAAAAACAACATGAATAGTAATTCTAGCGATACTGTGCCTCAGGCACCCATTGAAGAACATGAGAGCACCAACGAAGTGCAACAAACCGGTGGTTTCGTTGATTCTGAACCAAGCCCATCAGTGATTTTCAACAATTTGTCTGACCCTTCGTACCATGCTGATGCAACGGGTTTAGATGAACTTGGTAATTTCTTGAATCGACCAGTGGCAATTCACACATGGCAGTGGTTGGAGGGCACTCCCTTCTATGACCAATTTTACCCCTGGCAGTTGTTTTTTAATAATGCTGCTGTCAAACGTAAATTGGATAATTACGCCTTCTTGCAATGTAAATTGCACATTAAGGCTGTTTTGAATTCTTCACCATTTTATTATGGAATGGGACTTGTTTCTTATCAACCATTGACCAATTTTTCTGATGTGAGTGTTGATAATAGTTTCGCGGGTTCCTTATCCACGGTCAATTATATTCCACTTTCACAACGTCCCCACTTCTTCATTCTCCCACAGAGCAATTCTGCTGGTGAGATGGAGTTACCCTTTTTCTTTCATAGAAATTGGCTGAGTGCTACAAGTTCTACTGAGCTTCAGCAGATGGGTCAGATGTATATAAATGAGATTGTACCTTTGAAGAACGCCAATGGAGTCACTGGAGATCAAGTTGATGTCACTTTTTATGCATGGGCCACTGATGTTAAATTATGTGGACCAACTGTTGGATTATCCATGCAGTCCGGTAAACCTAAGAAGAAGCAGAACAATGTATCACCTTCCAACGATGAGTATGGAAAGGGGCCTGTAAGTTCTGTAGCCTCAGCTGTTGCTGGAGCTGCAGAGAAATTAATTCAAGTCCCAATAATTGGTATGTACGCGAAAGCAACTTCCATTGGTGCTTCTGCTGTATCTAAGATTGCAAGTTTGTTTGGGTTTACTAATGTGCCCAATATTGATAACCAATCGCCAATGAAGAATCTCCAATTTCACGCAATGTCCAGTGGCACAATATCAAAACCTTTTGACAAATTGACCATCGACGCTAAAAATGAATTATGTGTTGATCCTCGAACCGTTGGTTTAGGTTTTGGAGATGAAATGAGTATTTCTTACTTATGTGGGAAAGAATCATTTCTCTCTGTGAGCACTTGGACAAGTTCAGATGCTCGTGGAACTGCCCTTTTCAGCTCTCTTGTGACTCCCAATCTTTTCGACATTGCTGCCATTACTAATGGTGTCATTCTTGCTGCCACTCCAATGTGTCAGGTATCTCGTTGCTTTACATACTGGCGTGGCGATATTGTGTTTAGATTTTCCATGGTTTGTACCCAATACCACAAGGGCAGAATCATGGTAAATTGGGATCCAGTCACTGACATTTCTACCAGTGGTGGTGATATTAACACCACCTATACTCGGATTCTTGATGTTGATACGAATGGTAGTTATGAAATTCGTATTCCATTTCTTCAATCTAGACATTGGTTGTCTGTAGGAGAGCTCGTGAAAACTTCAACGAAAAACCATTACGTCAAAGGTGAAACGCCTCCATTTGGAACTCCAAGCGATGCATTTCACAACGGTACTATTACAGTGACCATTTTAAATGAGCTCACTTCTCCCGTAACCACCTCTGACGTTTATTTGGTGACATTTGTTCGAGGTTGTGAGAATCTTGAGTTTGCCTATCCACGAGAAATTCCAGGTGGTACATCACCTTCTTCATATTTTGAGCCCCAATCCGGTAGGTGGACGCAACTTAGTTGCGAAGCCTTGGATAAATCCGATAACACTCGACCTGAGAATCAATCTTTGATTTTTCATGGGGAAGAATATCATTCTGTGCGCCCAATACTGCGCAGAATGTGCTATGAAACAACTGTTCCCATCCGTGGTGTGTGGAATGCTTCCAACACCATCACAGTGATAGATGTCAATTTTTCGAAATTTTCGTCTCACTTTGGTTGGGATCCTGCGAGTCCTACAGCAGCATTTAATGCTGTACCTGCAGCAGCTCCTTTTTGTTTCAATAAGGTGACTCCATACCATCTTTTAGTCCCATGTTTTGTTGGAATGCGGGGCACTATCAATCGTTCCTACCAATTGGATACTGGTGGGGAGAATGCTGGAGTTGATGGTTTTCAAGTCCAGGATCGGAGTGCAGAAATTCCTAATTCGAGTAGTCGCTTGACAGCGGTTACTTCTAATGGTACTACTGCAGCTCCCGATATTAACCAAGTGGCATTTGTCAAGCAGAAATTTGCGAATTCTGCTGCTACTGGCATCAGCCTTGCAAATGCTCATGTGCAACCCTCTCTTGAGGTTGCACATCCACACTTTTATCCATATCGCTTTGTGTCAACCCTACCATCGTCTCAGACAATTGGTATGGTTGCAGATGATACTAGATATCATCATAGCCAGATTGAATTAACAATCCGGCCTTCGGTGAACG